CCGCCACAAACTCCTTGACGGTCTGACGGTTGGCTTCAAACTCGTCGTTGAGCTGGTCGAGCTGGTAACGCAGGCTGTTGGCCGCGTCGGAGTTCTCGCCGTACTGCTCACAGGCTGCATTGTACTGGTCGTTCAGCCTCTGCAGCTCGTCGTACTGGTCACGGCAGGTGGCCGTCATGCCCTCGTACTCGTCGCTCTGCGTAATCAGCACTCCGGTCAGGGTAACGGCCGCTGCTGTAACAGCAACGATGCCTGCTGCCGCGAGGACGTAAGGGTTAGCCGCCAGCGTCGCGGTGAATGCCTCCGTCACGAACTTCGCAGCCGTGGTTGCGAGGTTGTAGGCGGCCAGCGCGCCCGTGAATCCGCCCACACCGACCGCAATGGCAGAAATGGCCGCCACGACGGCCGGGTGCTCGTCCACAAAATCACTCATGCCCGCAAATACGTTGGTGAATCCTTCGTATACCTGCGTGAGCGCGGGGTTGAGCACATCGCCGGCAGAGATTTTCAGGTTGTTGAACGCATTCTCCATCCGCTGCTTGCTCTTGTCGGTCGTGTCCGCCATCGTGGAGTATGCCTTTTCGGTTGCTCCTGCGCTGGTACGCATGGATTCGAGCACACTGTTGTACTTGTCTGCTCCTGCGTTGAACAGGGACAGTGCGCCGATACCGGCCTCCGTGGAGTTCCACAGGGCGTTGAACGCTGTGCTGTCTCCATCTACCGCGTTACCCAGCATAGCCATAACATCGCCGAGCGAGTAGCCCTGCTCCATGAGCTGCGCAAAGGTCTTGCCGGTGGAGTTCAGCAGGACCTCAGAAACGCCGCTGCCGGTGTCGCCGAGCTCATTCAGCATCGACTTGAGATAGGTGCCGGATTCTGCTGTAGCGATACCGTTGGCGGTTAGGACAGCGTAAGCCGAGCTAAGATTGTCCATCTGGACGTTGTACGCAGACGCCAGAGGAATGACCTTGCCGACGCTCTGCGCCAGTTGGTCCACGCTCGTTTTGCCGAGGTTCTGGGTGGTGATAAGGTAGTCGGAAAGCTGCGTTGCATCCGACGCCGCGAGGCCGTAGGCATTGATGGCCGTTGTCAGAACGTCAACAGCCGTGGTCGCCGACGTAAAGCCGCCGACGGCCAGCTTGGTCGCGGTTCCCGCAAAGGCCGCAGCGTCCGCCGTGTTGATGCTGGCTGAAATGGCCTGATAGGTCGCCTCCGCCATGTCGCTGGCCGCCTCGCCGGTCTCGTTGGAGTAACTGCGAACCTCTTTCGAGATGCTGCTCAAGGATTTCTGGCTCGTATCCGCGATGGTAGTAACCATTGCAGTGGAGGTCTCGAACTGTGCGGCCGCTTCGGAGCAGTCAAAAAAGCCGTTCTTAATCTCGTTCAGAGTGGCGGCTATTCCGGCCGACGCAAGGACGCCCTGCAGCTCCTTGATTCCGTCGCGGCTCTTTTTGCTCGATTCCTCGCTCTGCTTTCCAGTTTCCTCGGACTTATCGCCGAACTTCTCGACCTCATCCGAGGCTTTACGGGCTGCCTCCGCTGCCTCGTCGAGGTTCTTCTCGGTCTCGGTCGTTTTCTCGGACAGGACGCCGGTAGAATTTGCCGCCTGCCCGGTGGCTTTTTCGTAGTCCCCGATGGCCGAGGACAGGTCATCGACGGAATCAGCAGCAGCGTCGGTACTCTTTGCGGTCTGCGCGGCCGTGCGGGAGACTTTGCTCAACGCTCCGTCTGCCGCCGTGCCAGTGTTCTCAAACGCCTCAAGAGCCCGTTCGCCGCTCTGCGTCATCTCGTTGAACTTGGAGGAGATTTCGTCGATGGCCTTGAATACAACTTTCAGTGTTGCCATGTCGGTCCTCCTATCGCCTTATAGGGACGAGCTTCATGGTATCCCTTCTGCACGGGCGCGCGCTTTCCTCCTCCTCGGAGGCGATGTAAAAGAGCTTCTGTCTCCGGCTCATTCGGTCGAACTCCTCCGGTCGGAGACCGTGCCGCTGCCAAAGTACATGGGCCCAGTACGTCTCGCTGCCCGCGCTGCGAATCAGTTTTTTGCGTCGTCGATTTCCTTTTCATCGGCCTGCTTCTGCTCCTCCTCGGAGAGCTGACCGCCGATGCCAAGCAGAGCCATGACGACGCGGGTGACATGAGCAAACTCGTCGGCGCGGGAGAAAACCTTTTCCGGCATCTGGGTGATGTCCACGCAGTTGTAGTACTTCATCAGCTCCGGGTCGTCCAGCTTGGGGTACTGCAGGGCCTCAACGAGGATGTGACGGGTGGCCTTTGCATTGTCGCGCTCGTCGCGGAAAACCACGTTGCCGCCGTTGATGTAGGGATTGCCCTTCTTGTCCAGCGCGACAGTGTGGGTGTGGTACCCCTCATTGATGGCGCGGATACGCTCAGAGGAAAGCACCTTGACCTCGAGCTGGATGACCTTGCCGTTCTCGTCCTTAAAGCTCTCCGGGGCCGGTACGGTGACGACCTTCTCCACCTCTGCTGCCTCGCGCATAAAATATTTCAGGTTCTTGCTCATAGCTGTCTCCTCCAAAATAAAAATCGGAGCCCCTCCACCTAGGAGAGGCTTCGCCTGTATGCTCCCGACCAAAATGTCGGGAGGTTAGATGATGTTCTTGATGTTGAAGTTGATGACGTCATCGACCACGCTGCCGCTCTCTGCATCCAGTGCGGTCAGGGGCAGGTCACCAGTCAGGACGCAACCGACGCAGGTCACGACATCGGAGCCGTGGGCTGCATAGTAGTCAGAATTAGCGTCGTCCATGATGCCCTGAATCACGAACTCGGGCGTCGCCTTGGTTGCCTGATACTCCTTGATTTTGGTCTTGAGCCAGTTGTTGGTCCGGCGACGGGTCATGCTGCCGGTGATGGTCGCGCCAACCCAGCGGGTAGACGGAGTGGTTTCGTTCAACTGGCGGCCGGTCCACGTCTCCGGGGTGAAGTTGATAGTCATCTTCACGCCGTCCATGACCTCGACGCCGTCGATAAGCGCATGGCCCTCGCGGAGGCTAATAGGGTTTTTGTTGTACTGCATAACTTACCTCCTGCTGCTTTAGCGGGTCTTGACGGTGAAGAACAGCTTCTCGGCAGAATCCACAGGCTGGATTGCGACGATGAAATAAACCTCGTCGCCGCTGCTCAAAGATTCGTCGATTTTGAAGTCCGCGTCATAGTCCACGTTCTTGATGGCCCCCATATCCTCGTACTGCTTGAGGATGGACTGGCCGATGCCCTTCATAGCGGCGTAGCCGGTCGGGCTGTTGTCGTACTTGTTGGGCGGGAAGTTATTCTGGATGGCCTCCTGAATAGCGTCCAGAGTGCGGATAACGCGGTTCTTGCTGTACGTCTTGTCCTTGGGCTTCTTGAAAGAGACCAGAGAATTGATGTCGTACTCGATGATGACGTTGCCCGCCTCGGAGTAGGAGAAGAACATCTCGCCGTTCTTGATGGCCGCAATGGCTGCTTCGTTGTCCTTGGGGTCCACGATGCCGGTCGCGCCGTTGTAGACCTCGTAGGTGTTAGACTTGATGCAGCTTGCGGATGCGGTGATGCCCGCAACGAATGCGCAGGCCTCCGCGTGGGTCAGCTCAACGCCGTCAACAACAACAGAGTTTGTGACATTGATGACGCCCTCGTGGTCGGGGCTCTTTGCGTCCGGCAGAACCACATTCACGCCCTTGCCCATGCTCTCGCGCATATACTTGATTTTGGTGATGGCTGCGGTCTGCAACGTAGCATCGGTAACGGGGAAGCACAGAGTATTGAACTTGATGCCCTCCATCTTGTCCACAAACGCGGTGACGTCACCGTTTGCGCTGGTGACGTTCGTGCCGCCTGCCAGCTTCACGCCGGATGCCGCTTTCAGGTCGCCCGTACCGGTGAACTTCACCAGCTTGTCGTCTGCTGCGGCTGCAATAAGCTCCTCGACGGTCTTGACGCCCTCGTACACAGCGGTGGCGTCAGCATCCAAATACACGGTGACGTCAAAGCCGCCGACAGGGTTTGTGACGACAGAGACGTGAATATCGTTGCCGCGAGTGCCGCCGTACTTGGCCGTTACGGTCAGCGGAGCAGCGGTTCCGGTTGCGGCTGTGCCGCTCTCCGTGATGTAGACGATGACCTTGGAAGCCTTTTTGAATGCCTCACGAATCAGGCGCATCTTATCGTTGGTCGCGTC